CATCTTGCATCTACGCGGCCCGACGATGGACGGGGTCGAGGGGCTTGAGGTCATTAAGTTGGCGCGCGAAGCGATTGGGCTGGCGCTGGCCACCGAGGAGACGGCAGCTCAACTGCACAAGAACGGGATCCGTAATTCCGGTATCTACTCGGTAGAAGGCACGCTGGACAAGGAGCAGCACGAGAAGTTGACCGCCTGGGTCGTCAAGCAATTCGCTGGCGCGCAAAACGCTGGCCGGCCGATGATCTTGGATCGCAACGCGAAATTCCTCAACACGTCCATGAGCAGCGTTGACGCTCAGGCGAATGAGACACGCAAGCTGCAGATCGAGCAGATCTGCTCGTTCTTCGGGGTTCTTCCGATCAAGGTCGGCTTCTCGGACAAAACCGCGACCTTCGCCAGCGCGGAGGAGATGAATCGTGCGCACCGGGAGGATTGCCTGGCGCCGCGCTGGGAGGCGTTCGAGCAGTCTGCCGTAATCAACCTGCTGACCGAGGGTGAGATCGAAGAAGGGTACTACACGAATTTCACCGAAGAAGGGATGTTGCGCGGATCCGCGAAGGATACGAAGGACATCATCCTGGGCTATGTGAACGGCGGTATTTTGACGCCGAACGAAGGTCGAGGACTGCTCGACCGAAACCCTGACGACGACCCTGCCAGCAACCTCCTGCGAATTCCCGCAAACATCGTCGGCGAGCAGAAGCCCGCCGAGCCCGCACCACCAGCTCCCCAGGAGTAAATCCGCATGTCCAAACTGAATATGCAGCCACAAGCTGCAGGACGAGTGCTGTCCGCTGCCAATGAACGCGCACTGCGCGAGGCGCGGGATAGTCTCGACTCCGTCCTCTCGCAGCTGGCTCAGGAGGATCCGGCGGACGCCGGCTCTTTCCGCTACGTCAATCGCATGGCGCTGAAGCCAGGGCAGGTCCGAATCAATGCAGCCTCCGGCGACAGTCCTGCCGAAGTCCTGATCTACGGTGACATCGGCGGCGGCTGGTACGACGAAGGCATCACCGGCGAGTCGATTTCGAACCAGATTGCTGCACTGGACGTCGACGAGATCCATGTCCGCATCAACAGCGGGGGCGGCCTGGTCTTCGAAGGACTGGCCATCTATCAAGCGTTTGCTCGTCACAGCGCAAAGATCATCGTCCACATCGACAGTATTGCTGCCTCCATCGCTAGTGTCATTGCGATGGCCGGTGATGAGATCCGCATCAGCGAAGGCGCGAACCTGATGATCCATAAGCCGTGGTCCGGCATGTGGGGGGATGCGGACGCGATGCGCAAGGAAGCGGACATTCTCGACCAGTTGCAGGCCGGCCTGATCAACATCTACGAGGCTCGCACCGATGCCAAGCGCGCGGATCTGGAAGCCTGGGTCAATGCTGAAACCTGGTTCCTCGGTCAGCAAGCTGTCGATTCAGGATTCGCCGACGTGCTGGTCCCGGCCAAGAAGAAGAAGGCCGCCAACTCGGCGATGCTGAATCTCTTCAAGAACACTCCCCAGAACCTGCTGGCATCCTCCAGTGGGCCCGAAATTCGTGAGTTCGAAGCCTATCTGCGCGATGCAGAGGGAATGTCGCACGCACAAGCAAAGCGCATCGCAGCAGCGATGCCGAAGGCGAATCGCGACGATTCGCCGAACCCGTCAGTACAGCCCCTCCGTGATGGTGGGGACCCTGCGGATGAGCAGCGCGAGGCGGCCCGCCGTCTGGCGCAGGGCATCAAACAACTTACCTCCACCATCAAGGAATGACCATGGCAGACAAAGACGCCGTTCAAGAAGTAATGGAAGCGTTCACCGAGTTCAAGAAAACGAACGACGCGAACCTGCAGAAGCGCAGCGCCGATCTCGACGCGAAACTCGACAAGATCAACGCCGCGCTCGACAAGCACGAGAATTCGAACCAGCAGCTGGTGCTGATCGAAAAGCAGAACAAGGCGATGCAGGAGCAACTCGACGCTATCGAGAAGATCGCGAACCGCGCCGGCCTGGGCGGTGCTGCCGATCCGCAGGCAAAAGCCGCGCAGGAATACATGGAGGCGTTTAACCGTGTAATGCGGAAGTCGCCCGAGAACCGCGACGGCTCCGACCTGACGCTGATTCGCGAGCGCTCGAATGCGCTCATCAAGACCGACGACGCCAGTGCCGGCTATCTGCTGGCGCCCCCTGAGCTGCAGCGCGAGATTACCAAGAACATCATCGAAATGAGTCCAATGCGCTCGCTGGCCACGGTGCGCATGATCGGCGTGGATAGCTTCAAGAAGCCGCGCAAGACCGCCTCCGGAGCCGCGTCGCGTATCGGCGAGACCGCCAAGCGCACTAACACGGGCGACCCAGCATATGGCATGTTGCAAATCTACGCGCCGGAGATGTTCGCGCGCGTCGAAGTGTCGCAGCAGATGCTGGAAGACTCCGACTACGACCTGGCAGCGGAGCTGCGCGAGGACGCATCGGAACAGTTCGCTGTGCGCGAAGGCCAAGAGTATGTGTCTGGCACTGGCGGCACCAACCAGGCTGCCGGTTTCCTGCTGGACGCGGCAGGCCTCGGCTTTACCCTGAGCGGAGCTGCAGCTGGCCTCACCGCTGATGGCCTGATCGAGTTGTTTCACTCGCTGAAGTCGGGCTATGCCAAGAATGCTGTCTGGACGCTGAACCGCCAGACGCTGGGCAAAGTGCGCAAGTTGAAAGAGAACGGCGAGTATGTCTGGACTCCGGGAATCGCGAGCAACATCCCGAACACCATCCTGGGCGCGCCGTACGCCGAAATGTCCGACATGCCGAATGTGGCCGCCGGCGCCTATCCGATTGCGATCGCCGACTGGAAGAAGCTGTACTACATCATCGATCGTGTCGGCATCTCGTTCCAGGCGGATTACATGACCGGCGCCGACGATGGCCTGGTCGTGTTCCGCGGTCGCAAGCGTACCGGCGGTGGCGTGCACCAAGCTGAAGCCGGCAAGCGCCTGAAGATCGGCGCTGCTGCGTAACCAATAGCTCGGCGGGCGGCCTCGGCCGCTCGCTCACAAGGAGTTGATATGCGCATTCGCATGTTGAAGACAGCGCCGGGCTCGATCGACGGCGTCCGAATTACCTCGTACGAGGCAGGTCAGGAATACGACCTGTCATCGACTCCCAGCGAGCGGTTCCTGGCATCGAACTTCGTTTCCGCCCAATTGGCCGAAGAGGCGGGCGGGGCGTCGGCAGTGGCAGTGACGGACCTCTCAAAGGTCGCAAGCGCTTCGGCGGCTGAGCCGCCCGTGCCGAGCGGCGACGATGCCGCTCCGGCACTCGAGGCGAAGCCGGCTCGTAAGAGCAAGGCCCAGTAATCCGAAAGCACGCAGCTCCGGTCCACATGCCATGGCGGCAATTGAGCGGCGGTGCCGTGTAGTTCTGAGGACGATCCCATGACCTACCTGCATATGGCCACCACCGTCTCGACCATCCGCGTGTACGACGCGCCGGGCGGCTACGAGGCGCGCCGGCCATACCTGGGGATCATCACGGTCACCCACCTGACCGACCGCGTCGTGTATGTGCACGGCGCTGTGGGCCAGGTCTCCCGCGCGACCTATGCGCAGGCCCTGGCCATGCTCTCCCAGCTCGGCGTCACCACGGTGATGTACGAGCGGCGCGGGCGAATGAAAACCATCGAGCTTCAATAGTTCCCTTGGGCCGTTGTGGCTCGGTATCGGCTTCGCCGAACTTTGAACAAATCTGAGCGGACAACGCATGCCAACTACCTATTCTGCGCGCAGTATTCCGCTGTCAAAGAACGCAGCCAAGCCGGCTTTCTCCGATGGCATCGTGCTGGGCTATGACTTCACTGGCCATGATGCCGCCCACGAAAACGGTGTGCCGTGGATTTATGCTGGCGCAACCTCGCCGAACCTGGCTGTAACTGGCACGCAGAGCCCGGCTACCGCGGCTGGGGAGCCGGGCCGCGTGGCTGGCGCTTCGTCGCTCTATGACTACACCAACGCCGCAAATTTCGGGCAGCAGTTCGGCACCGGCGACTTCACTATCGCGATCCGCGCAAGCACGCCGTCGACCTTGCCAACGACGAGCAATTCCCGGTCGCTGCTGCGTTTGAATACGGCAGGCTCGACCTCGCTCAACCTGCAATTGTGGGAAAGCGCAAATAACGGATGGTATGTGCAGGCGACCGGGTCGTCTGCTGCGCCGCTAGGTTCGGTGCAAGCGGCTACGATATTTAACGTAGACACCGTGCTTATGGTGTTCGTCACGCGTGTCGCTGGCGTGGTCTCGGTCTACACCCAGAACGTCACCACGCAGGCTGACGTCGCGGTTCGAAATCAGCCTGGCGCTGCTGCTTCGGCCGCGTTCAACCCGGACCGCCTGAGCGTCAACTTCTCAACCGGGGCGTCGGCCATCCAGGCTGCGCTTCAAGCAATCACGTTTTGGAATATCGGCAAGACCGCTGCGGAGCTGTCGGCAATTGGCAAGGATTTTTACAGCACGCAAAGCAATGCTACGGCGGCAGACTCCATCGCTTTGACCAGCGTTGGTAACGGAGCAACCCTCGGAACCCCGGCGACTCTGTCCGGCACGTACGTCGGCGCCGCGCCGACCGGGATCGAGGCGCAGTTTAATGGCGGCGAATGGGTCGCTGGTGCATCGGCCAGTATTGGCGGTGGCGCATGGTCGGCAAGTTTTAACCTTGCTGCGGGCGGGCCTGGCGAATTGCGCGTGCGCGAGTCGAATGCAACTAGCGTGGTGTCGCCCGACGTCACCGGCATCACTGTGGCTGCTGATGGCATTGCGTTCACGACTCCGGCAACGCCTGCAAATGGTGCGGTCGCCTACCGCCTGTTCCAGCGTGACGCATCCGATCAGGCGCAGGTACGCATCACCGGCACCTATACCGGCGCTCCGACCAAAATCGAATACTCGTGGGGCGGCGCCTGGCTGACGTTGGACGCTGCCCCATCGGGCGGCGCGTTCGACAAAACCATCACCCTGACCGGGCCGGGCCAGAACGATCTGCGCGTGCGGTTTGGCAGCAGTGTGGGTGTCAGCGCAACGCTGCCCGCCGTGAGCGTGGGTGATTTGTTCTTTGTGATGGGGCAATCTAACCACGTTGGCGGCGGCAATGGCGAGTATGTCGCGCCGATCGCTCCGGCGGCGCATCCCGGCTGGGTTGCACCGATTCTCGACAAGACCGGTCGCTGGCGCCCGAACGTCGAGACTGCCACCGACCCGTTCTCGAAAACGAGCAACGCGAGCAACTACCCGGCGGCCTCGGCGACGTATCCTGTTCAGGCGTCATCCTCGACCGCGCAAAATTCGTACTTTGGCCGGCTGGCCACCCTTTGCATGGCAGCTGGCGTGCCGGTGGCGTTCGTTCCCTCGGCAATCGGGTCGACCAACATCGCTTCTTGGGCAGCCGGGTCGGCGACAAACACGCTGTACGGTGCTGCCGCCGCCCGCGCGGCGCAGCTCGGCGCGCATAAGGCGGTTCTCTGGTGGCAGGGCGAAGCGGACTGCACCGCTGGCACGACCAACGCCAGCTATCAGGCATCGCTGAACGCCATCATCAACGACTGGTGCGGTACGCGCTTCCCCGCGGCGGACTGGGTTTTGATGAACCTGAACCAGGCTGGGAATTCCGCAGGTAATGGCGGCACCGGAGCGACCGACACGGGATTCAACGCCATCCACGCCGCGATCGCCAGTGTTGCGGCAAGCAATCCGCACGTGGTCTCGATCGGTGATATGAGCGGAGCTTTCGCCGCGCTGCACTATGCAAGCGGCGCTGAAATCACCAACGTGTCGAACCGGGCGTATTCGGCCATCAATGCTGCATACGAATATGAGAGCGTGGAGGAACCGGCGGACACTACCGGGCCCGCGCTGACTGGCGCAATTTCGGTGTCGAACGTAACCAGCAGCAGCGCGGCAATTTCCTGGCCAGCCGCCACTGATTCGGTCGGGGTCGCTGGCTACGAGTACAGCAAGGATGGCGGCGCCAGTTACATCGGCGCCGGGACCGGACGCACCGCGGCCCTGGTCGGGCTGGCAGCATCAACCGTCTACGCTTTGCGCGTGCGGGCGTACGATTTGGCTGACAATCGCAGCGCGCCGCTTGCTGGCAGCTTTACCACCCTGGCTGACCAGGCGCCGGAGCCCGACGATGTCGACGGCTCGAAGATCGCGGCCAGCCGCAAGGTCGTGTTCCCTGGAGGCGTGCGCGTCGTGCCGTTTGGCACCCGACCCAGCTCGATCATTCCAGGCGCACCGTCCTACCAGGGCGGCAAGTGGTTGAGCGACAAGCACCCGCTCGACGAGCGGTACTGGGTCGCGGACATCAGTATTGACCTGGCCGAGGCCGCTTCGACCGCTGTGTCGGTCGTGCCGATTGTGGCCGGCGTGACAGTGCTCGAGCAGCCTGTCATCCAGGGGGCGTTGATCCCGATCAAGCTGGGCGGCCTGGACCTGACCGCTGGCGCCGCGAATTACTGCACGTTCCGCGTCACCTTGGCGAACGGTGAGCAGCTTGATCGAACCATCTGGTTCCGTCCACAGGAAGGCAAGTGGGAGCTGCTGAAGGACCCGGAGGATAAGCGCTACTACGTGGCTGACGTCGAGAACGACCTCGCCGACAGCAACACGGCGGCGACGGA